CGTTAGCGTTAATACCAGCAGCGCCCAGGCTGGTGCCGACAAGATCCCGCCGATGGTGGAACGCTACCTGATAGGGCTTAGAATCAGTGGACCAGGCAACATCTCAATCCGCAGGAGCTGACCATGGATTACGCCTACCCCGGTGCTGAGTTCATTGATGACACCGCAGCGCATACTGGCCGCTTTGGTAAGATCGTTGCGCTGGAAGATTCAGTAATTGCAAGCTTGACCGCAACGGATTACACCGGTAATACGCTGTCAGCTATCCCATTCAAAGCAAGCACCGAAATCTGCGGTACATTCACCAGCATCACACTAACTAGCGGCACGGTCGTTGCTTATAGGCTGTGACAATGAGCCAGCCTAATTTCTACGGCATTGATTACGCTACAGGCGCTACCTTTATTGGTGATACGGCTACAAGGACTGGCCGATGGTGCGCCATTCACTTTACTACAAATACTCACATTGATGCAATTACAGCGCAGAATTACGACGGCAACACGTTAGCAGGACAAACGTTCGATAGTTCAACAACTTTATATGGTGTATTCACCAGCATCAAGCTACAGACCGGCCACTGCGTTGCATACAAGATCTAATGGCCCTTGCATCCTCGCTGCAAAAGACTGCCTCCAAGCTAGTTAGCAAGTTTGGCGGTACTGTTGCTGTTGTCACCGTATCTGCTGGCGCCTACAACACCAGCACAGGCGCCATCACTGAGACAACAACAACACTGACCATTAAAGGCGTCCTCGATGGCATCAGCACCCGCGAGGTAAGCGGACTGGTGCAGGCCATCGACAAGCGGCTAACGGTTGCTGCGGTTGATCTGACGGCTGTTCCGACAACTGCTGATCGTGTCACCATCAGCGGCATTGTGCATCAAATTATTACTGTTGAAAAAATAGAACAGGATAATCAGGTTATTATCTATACATTCACTTTGAGAGCATAATGGCAAGAAACATCCCGCTATCACAGATTGGTGATTACATCGAGCAACGCATGGAGCAATTGCTGCGCGTTGTTGTGCTGGATGTAGATACTAGATGCAAAATGGAAAGCCCTGTCGATACTGGTCGTTTTCGCATGAGCTGGCAGGTTGGCGAGAATGCAACCGGCTTCTATGATGCAGGCCCACAGCAACCTGCAACCGGTGCATTCAAGGACCAATCAAAACCACCTAAATCACCTGAAGCCACTGGTTTACGCAAGATGAACTTCGAAAAAGAAAAGCTAGGCAATGTCTACAGCGTACACAACAACCTGCCATATGCAGAGCCGTTGGCTAATGGCACCAGCAATCAAGCGCCTGCCGGCTGGGTGCAGTTGATTGCCAAGGATGCACAATCTTATGCAATAGCGCAAGCCGCCAAGATCGGGAGGGAATCATGAGTAGCACACTCAATGATGTACGCGCTGCAATTGAAGGGCGTATTGCAACTGAAATGGTGATTGCGCCTGCATATTCCGTTAGCTATCAAAATGTCCCATTTGCACCGCCAAACAGTACCCCATGGCTGCAAGTATCTATCACGTTTGGTGATGCAAACTATGCCACATTAATAGCGCCTGGTACTGGCTTTAACCGCCATAATGGCGTTTTGGCAGTAAATATCTTTACGCCAAACGGTCAAGGCGCAGGCGCTAACTACACCATCGGCGAACGCATCAAAGATCTATTCGATCGCGCAAAATTCAGCGGCATCATATTTGATGCACCGTCGGGGCCATCCATCGTCGGCGCTAATGTTATCCAAACTGGTGCTAGCGCCGCAAGTGGCCTATCAGCCGCATATCTTCAAACCCAACTAACAGCAACGTTCCAGGCTTACCTGGACTAGCTAGAATGTTGGCAGTCAACTACCGCTCAGGCGAATGACCGCAACCGTTCTGTCCGGTACGTCCGGCGCTCTTTACTATTCCCCCGCAGGTACATCAGTCACCACCCTGGCTGCTACCGCATTTCCTGCCTCTGGTTCCAACATCACTGTTGGCTCCTACCTCGGCTTTCAAGTAAACGATCCCGTAACGCTTGCCTATCCCGCAGGAGCCACCACCACCAACGCGATCGCTGCTGGCGCTAAGTTCGTCAAGACCTATGACGCCACTACCGGCATCATGACGCTTAGCGCCACCGCTGGCGGCAGTGTGCTGACCGCTACAGCGCAACCTTCCGTCTTTGGTGCCTTGTTCGCCAGCATCACTTACACAGCACCTGTAGCCGTTGGTTCCGTTCGTGAGTGGTCGTTTGAGATCACCCGCGATGAAATCGACGTTACCACCATCGGCCAAACACCCGGCCAGTATGCACCATTTAAGACCTACATCACCGGCTTTGCTGATGGCTCAGGTTCCGCCAGTGTTTACACCACTGATGATGACACCAACATCGCTAGCCGCATGATCCAAGACGTTATCCAACGTCAACAGGCCGGCGCTACCGTTAAGCTCTACATCGACCAGGTGTTTGTATCTGGTGCAATCAGTGAATCGCTTAGCCGTTCGCTTACGGTGCCTGTCATCCTGACAAGCGCTAATCTTACGATCAACCCTGATGACGCGCAAATGGTAGAGGTTGCCTTCCTGCCTGCTGGTACGCCTACTTTCGACTTCTCGAAATCGGCTTGATTTGATTAAGGCCCTGGCTTGCGCTGGGGCCTTTTTATGGTCTATACTACATCTGCGATTACAGAAATCCAATGGCTTCCCCAATCCGCGCACTTGATCGGCTTAAGAAAGCAGCCAATCTAGTACCGGTCAAGAAATCAGTTGAATTAACTGATGGTACTACGTTTGAGTTTTACTGCGCACCGCTTACAATGGCGGATCGTGAAAAGGCTCGCACTAATGCCGGCACCGATGAAGCAATGGCATTTGCTATGCAGGTAATGCTTCTTAAGGCACAAGATGAAAACGGCCAGCGGTTGTTTCAATCTGGTGAGATTGCGGAACTAAAAAATGAGGTACGTGATGAGGATGTACAAAAGTTGATCCTTGCTGTACTCACCAACGAAGAAGAAGCAGACCCAAAAAACTAAAAGCGGAGCTTAAGCGTGATAATATGCTTAGGCTCCTGTTGCGGCTAGCGCAGGATCTTGGTTATACGCTAATGGAATTATGCGACCGCATGACCGAAGAAGAGCTGATGATCTGGAATGCTTACTACATGCTCCAGCATGAAGAAAGCAGCAAGCGCCGCTAGACTGTTGCCATAGGGAGGTTGCACCGTGTCTGTCGTTGCTAATGTTGCGATCAACATTGACGCAAAAAATGCGCAGGCAATTCTTGATGCAATAAAAGCAAAGGTCAAAGATCTTAATGGATCTTTTGACCAAGTAAAAGCAAAATCAGCCGGTGCTGGCGCCGGCCTTGGCGGAGCGTTTGCAAGCGCGTTGGGGCCGCTGCTTACCTTAACTACAGCAGTTGCAGCGTTTCAAAAGGTAACCAGCGATGCATTTGACCGTGCTGGCGCAGAGCAACGCATCAAGGCATTAAGCAGTGCTTACGGTGAGCAGACACAAGTGTTGGCACTAGCTACAAGCGCATCGAAGAAGTTTGGCCTAACGCAAACTGAAGCATCATCTGCTATTGGTGACGTTTACGCTAGATTGCGGCCTTTGGGTTTTGGATTAAGTGAAATTAATAGCGTATATGAAGGGTTTAATGTTGTTGCAAAACAAGCAGGTTTAACAGCAACTGAATCAAGTTCAGTATTTACGCAACTTGCGCAGGCCCTAGGATCTGGCGTGCTGCGTGGTGATGAATTTAACCGCATGGCAGAATCCATGCCGGGCATCCTAGGGCTAGTAGCAAATGAGCTAAATGTCAGCCAAAATGCATTACGCGGCATGGCAGCAGACGGTAAAATATCTGGCGAGGTTGTCGTCAGAGCATTACAAGAAGCACAAAAAAGCGCAGGTGACCTAACCAAATACATGACACCTGCGCAGATCGCAATGCAGGAACTTAGTCGTAATACGCAAGAGGCATCTGTACAACTTGGCAATATGGCTACACCTGTCTACACGGTAGGATTGTCATTAATTGGCACGGCGGCAGAAAAAGCTGCTAATTTTCTTAAATATGTCAACGAGCAGTTGCTTTCAGTATTACCAGCTTCAACAAGAGTGGCAATGGCTTTTGGCGTAGTGGGTGTTGTGCTGGAACCGCTAATAAAAAAACTTGATGTGTCAGGGATTGCAAAAACATGGACGGGTGCATTAATCACTGGCATACGCCTAACCGTAGCGGCCATTCAGTTGATAGGCCCAACAGTTGGATTTGCTGTTGATAGATTGGCGCAATTGCCTACGATTTTAGACGTTCTGCAAAGATTTATACCCGCGTTTAAAGCCATAGGTATGGTTATAGAAAAAGCAACGGCTACAGGAAATCTGTTAACGGGTTATTTTATAAAAGCGGGCGCTGAAGTAGATAAATACACCGCCAAGCAAGATGCTGCCACCAAAAAAGCAGTTGAGCTAGCTAATGCAAGCCATGGAATGCCTGGCAACCTTGCAGCGGCTGCTGCTGAAGCAGCAGAATTAGCGGCAGGATTATCAGCAGCAAAAGATCAAGCAACAGCCGGCAGGATGGCAATTGAAAGTCAGGTTGCTGCATTGGAGCGCGGTAATACCATCACGCAGGCACGTTACGGCGCAGAGCAAGCATTAAATAACCTCAAAGGCGTACAGCTAGAGCGTGAGATGAGCCTAGCAACTACAGCGCAGCAGCGTGCTGATATTGCCGTTAAAATGTTCCAGCAGCAGATGCAAGCTGCGCAAATTGAATATAACATGGCGCTAGAAGCCATTAAACTGGATCAGCAAAAACAAGAGCTTGCTATTGGCATCTTAAAACTCAAATACCAAGAAATTGATGCAGAAGGCAAATTACAAGCGCTTAAAGATTCAAAAAATGAAGACAAAATTATTGCAAAAATGAATGAAGCGTTGGCCAGCCAACGCGAAGCAATTAAGTTGGCGCAGCAAAATTTAGATTTAACAAAACAAACCGCAACATATCAAGAACAAACGGCTAGGGCAGTGTATGACACCAAAACAGTACAAGCGAAGATGACACTTGAAAGCAAGCTAACAAGTGACAATATCGGCATGTCGCAGCGAAATGCAGTAAGCCTATCCAATGGTCTTGCGTCTGGTGTTGGCCAAGCGCAAGCGTTATCTGGTGCAATGGGCAACGTCGCAGTAAATGCAAATAATGCAGCTAGCGCTATGCAACGAGCATTGGCCTATCAGAATCAAATGCAAAATGTACCAGTATCTTCAACCAGCACCGCTACATCCAAATCTGCTACATATAGCAATGGCGGATTTTATGATATTAATACTTCCAATAGCGCAGCAAGCATGGCTCAAGCAGCTATGAATGCAGCGGCCAATCCAGAACCATCTAGAATTGTTGCATATTACGCTAAAGGCGGTTTTGTTTCAAAAGCAACTAATGCAATAATCGGTGAAAAGGGCCCTGAGTATGTCGTGCCAGCACGCAAAGCAGCAAATTTTGCTAGTAATTACCTGTCCGGTATGCGTGGTAATTCAGCAGTGCAATCTAAATTTGCACCGCAATCTAAAACTGCATCATCAGCGGCTAGCTACCTATCCGCACCTAGCAACAGCAGTGGCGGTGGCAGCAGGGCACCTGCGATCAATATCCAAACAGGGCCTGTAACGCAAATGGATGGCGCAAACTACGTTACAACACAAGACATGGCGCGTGCTGTACAATCAGGTGTACGGCAAACGTTTAACATGATCCGCAATGATAGCAGCGCTCGGAGAGCGGCAGGTATTTCATGAATTACGACATTATGTGCTTTTTGGAATACTACGCAGACCGCACTAACGTGCGCGATCCGATAACAGGCAAGCGATCACCTACAGCGAAATGGCAAAATTTTTATCAAGTGCCGCAAACGCTGGTGATTGATACCGACATTGATGGGACTTACCCATTTCTGGCATTTAATGCAGATGGATTTGGATCTACAACTGCTGAGTCAGTTAATGATTTCCAAGTTGATGCCGCTGCTATTTCC